GGTGGCATAGGTACGGATTAAGGTCACGACCATTTCGTGAATATCTGCTTGCAGAATACCTTCCGTGGCACAATCAAAACCTGTTTCCAGATGGATGTTTCGACAATGGTATTTTGCGTTCTTGGTATTCGACAGCGACATAGCGAAGCCGCAGGTTCCGCATATCACTTTACGGCGAAGCGGATTTCTCTCGGAAGCACTCGGAATAAATTCCTTGTACTCCTTCATACGGCTTGCCGCTTTCTGAAACAGTTCCTTTGAGACGATGCCCTCGTGGGTCTCGTCAACAACAGTCCAATCGGACTTGCTTTTCTTTATCGTATGCACGTTGCCGACCATATCACGCTCACGCTTGCCATATACGCATTTTCCAATATAGCGTTCGTCACGGAGCACCTTGCAGATAACGCCAGTTGTCCAGAAGTTTTCATCGTGGATGCTCGGCCAACGGTCACGGGAACATCCCGCCGCCCGTTTGTACAGCATCGGTGTGGGAACACCCTCACGATTGAACATAGCAGCTATCTCAACCGGCTTTACTCCGTCTGCCGTCAAGGTGAATATCTTCCTAACAATGCCTGCCGCTTCATCATCAATGATGAGGCGGTTTTTATCTTCGGGGTCTTTCACATACCCATACGGAGCGAACGGACTGAGGAATAAGCCTTTTTCAGCTCGCATACGCTTGGCATTTTTGACCTTACCGGAAAGCTCACGGCTGTATAGGTCATAAATCAGCGTTTTGAAAGAGGTATCAAGGCTGTCAATGTCCTGTGGTCTGGAGCTGTCAAAACCGTCGTTGACGGCGATGAAGCGAACGCCCAGAAACGGAAATACACGGCTGATGTAGTTGCCGACCACGAGATAATCACGCCCGAAACGGGATAGGTCTTTAACTACGATGCAATGGATTTGTCCCTGCTTTACCTGTTCCATCATTCTGAGGAAATCCGGTCTTTCAAAGTTTTTACCACTCCAACCGTCATCACAGAACTCGGAAATTTCCCAACCGCTGAACTCGGAACGGCTGCCGATAAAGTTCTTTAGCAACCCTCGCTGATTGGATATACTTTCGGATTCCGCTTTGCCGGTATCCTTTAAGTCGCCGTCCTCGCTGGACAAGCGAAGATACATTGCTACTCTCACACAGCAGCCCTCCCTTCGATAAATTTCAGTAGTGCTATATATTCATCCCGATAACGCAGGCGAATATCAATGTTTCTGTCTGCATCCACATAGATGCGTTCCACAAGTGCAGATGCCATTTCTTTTGTCAGCGTGTCCGTTCCCATAAAAGAACGGAACTCTGTGAGGAAACGGTTCTCTGCGGTATAGACCTTGCTTTCACGCTGTTCCTGCTCCAAAGCGGTTATGAGCTGTTCGGCTTTCTCGGCTTCTGCCTTGTACCTTGCTTTGAGCGTTACATATTCCTGCTCGGTCATAAGCTGTTCTACATAATTCTGATACAGGCTGTCATACAGAGATTGGCTACGCTTCAAGGTACGCCGTGCCGCTTCTAACTTAGATGAAGCATCGGAACGCTGACGGCGATATTCCGGTTCTGCGTTCAAACGCTTGATTACATCTTCCAGGTCAGCGGCAATCTGTATTTGAGACTGAATTGCCGTGAACAGGACTTCGTTCAGCTCATCCTCTCGGATGCTCACAAAGGAACAACGATTGGGGTCGTCTGCGTGACCGGGGCAGATATAGGTGTACCACAGCTTTTTGCCGTGGCTCACGTTCTTATAGCGAACCAACGGTCTTTTGCAGTTCGGACACCATACAAGCCCTTGCAGGATATTCTCTGTGTGTTCCAAATGGGAGAACTTACCGAGGCGTTCGTGGTACTCACTTTTTCTCTGATTGGCGATTTGCTGTACCTTTTCAAAGGTTTCCTCGTCAATAATCGGCTCGTGAGTATTACGGACGATAATCCAGTTTTCTTTGTCCACATAGGTCTGTCGTTTTCCCTCGTAGAAGGATTGCTTTTTTCTGCCTTGAACCATATGACCTATGTAAACGGGGTGTGCCAGTATGCTCTTTATAATCTGCGTATGCCACAGCACACCCTTGTATTTCTCCGTCTTGACTTCGCCTGTTTCGTAGAGATAAGCGGAGGGAGAAAGGATACCGGCATCGTTGAGCCTGCGTCCGATCTGCACCACGCTGATACCCTCGGAACGCCACTTGAATATCTGACGGACGGTAGGTGCGGTTTCCTCGTTGATAATAAGGTGGTGCTTGTCGTTGGGGTCTTTGCTGTACCCATACGGTGCCCACGCTCCGATGAACTCGCCGTTCTGCTGCTTGACGTGAAGTGCAGATGCGGATTTCTTGGATATATCCTTGCTGTAAACCTCGTTAATGAGATTTTTCAGAGGGACGATATATCCGTCCTGGGTTCTCTCTGCGGTCAGCGTATCAAAGTTGTCGTTGACGGCGATGAAGCGAACACCGAGGAATGGGAAGATACGCTCCAAGTAGTTGCCGGTCTCCTTGTAGTTGCGTCCGAAACGGGATAGGTCTTTTACGACGATGCAGTTCACACGCCCTTTGCGTACTTCCTCCATCATCTTTTCAAATTGAGGACGGTCGAAGTCTGTACCGGTTCGTCCGTTGTCACAGAACAGAGCCACAAGCTCCATATCGGTCTTGTTTTCGATAAAGGACGTAAGCAGAGCTTTTTGTCCCTCAATGGTATCAGCACCGGGCTTTCCGCTATCCTCCACGGATAAGCGAACGTAAGCGGCGGTTTTATATATTTTCCTCGCAGGAGCAGAGCTTTCCACTTCCTGCACAAGAGGATTTGTCTTTCGTTTTGTCCTTGCCATTTATACTACCTCCCGCAATCTTGCACTCCGAAGAATGTCAAGCTGCCAAGCAAATTCATCCTGCCAACGATAGATGATTTCCACCACGTCGTTTGAATGAATCAGTATTTTATCTATCAGTGCGACCACAACGGCACGGTCGAGGGTCGTAAGTCCTTGCCTTTTGATGAACTCATTCATCCAGGCGTTTTCCGTTCCGTGGTTGTGTATATCTTCAAGTTGTTCTCTGAGAGCGTCCATCTGCTTTTCAGCTTCATCGGCACGAGCCGTAAAGCTCGCTTTCAGCCGTGTGTATTCCTCTCGGTCGATGATGCCGTCCGTAAGATTTTCATACAGAGACATCAGCAGCTTTTGGAGCTTTTCGTATTCCTCGTGCTTCTTGTCGAGTTGCCTCTGCACCTTTTGAGCCTGTGCTGTTCTTAAAGGGGCTGTATCGGTAATCTCTAACAGCTCACTCATATCCACGACCTCGCTGATATGCTGCTTCAAGCTGTCGAGCACGATTTCTTCCAAGGCGTTATCTCTTATGCGATGGGGCGAACAGCTCTTATCCTGCTTGTGTGCGGAGCAGACGTAATACACATATTTCTTTTCGCCTGCAGGAACGGTCTTGCGAACCATACTTGCACCGCAATCACCGCAGAAAATCATTCCGCTGAATAGTCCGACAGCTTTGCCGCCGGGACTACGGCGTGTATCGCATTTCAGTACCTTTTGAACGCTGTCAAAGTCAATTTTTGAGATAATCGCTTCGTGGCTGTCCTCTATGACAGACCATTCGCTTTTATCTTTGGTAACACGCTTGTGTACCTTATAGCTCGGTGTGGTTTCCTTGCCCTGCACAAGAACTCCGGTGTAGATGGGGTTCTTCAAAACACGGATAACTGTGCCTGCCGACCACAATGCTTTTGCATTGGTCTTAAAGGAAGTGGTGAACTTCATTCCAAGGGAGCGTTTGTACTCCATCGGAGAGAGGACACCGAGCTTGTTAAGAGCATCAGCAATATCCTGTGGGCTGACACCCTCCAATTTCCACTTGAAAATGTCACGGACAATATCGGCGGCATACTGGTCAACCACCAACTTGTTTTTGTTCTGCTCGTCTTTCAGATACCCGAAAGCGGCGAACGAGCCGAGGAACTGTCCGTTCTTACGCTTGATTTCAAGCTGAGAACGAATCTTTACCGAAATATCTCGGCAATAGGCTTCGTTTATGAGGTTCTTGAACGGAATGATAAGGTCGTCGGAGGCTTTCTTGTCTCCGAGGCTGTCGTAATTGTCGTTGACCGCAATGAAGCGAACACCGAGGAATGGAAATATCTTTTCGATGTATTCACCGGCATCCAGATAGTTACGTCCAAAACGAGAGAGGTCTTTTACAATGATGCAGTCCGTTCGTCCTGCTTTCACGTCCTCAATCATCTTTTGGAAGCTCGGTCTTTCAAAGGTCGAACCCGAAAAACCGTCGTCAACTCTCACCGCATACTCCCGAAATTCGGGTCTCTGCGATATGTAATCACGGAGCAGCTCACGCTGCCCGGTGATGCTGTTGGATTCCTCCTTATCGCCATCGTCACGGGACAGACGGAGATAAAGGGTGGCGTTCCAAATCTTATTCTGCGTATTCTGCATAATGGCACACTCCTTTTCTCTGTAATGAGCAAAACTACCGAGACGGAGCGTCGCTTTAGTCCTGCTTATATTTTACTTGTTCTGTCCCATTCTGTCGAGGATGTCAGCAC